GTCTACAAGCTATCATTATCTTACCGGACCCCGAATCAAAACATACATCGTCAATATAAGTCAATGAAGAGCTCACTAAAACCGGAGAATCGTAACTAACACTTCCGTCGGCATTTATTGTACCCGCTATCGCATGTACCTGGTTTGACTGCAAAGAATCTAAATATACATGTACTACCTTATTATTGATAAAATCATAGACTGTTTTCGGACCACTAATAGAACTATTAGCAAATTGTTGAGATGTCGTAGAGTATACAAAACTATCAGTAGTTGTGAAAGTTCTAACTGCGCTCCAAGCTGAGTCACCATAAGCTGTATCAGTGTGTCTTACTCTAAGTATGTATTCAGTACTAACTACGAAGTCTTCACTATCTAGAGTTATTGCTTCTAAGTTCACTGCATCATCTAGACTTTCAAAAACTAGGCTTGAGAAAGTTGGATCTGAGCTTAGAGCTATTTGCCAGTCAGTAGAGACGTGATTGTTAGCTCCATTGACTACATTGAAAGTACTAGTTGTGAAGTCAGTTTTAAAGTCTACATCAGTTAGATCTGGACTAGTAGTTGGATAAGTAACAACTGGAGTTTCAACGTATATAGCAGTTGTTGTAAAATTAATGTACTCGCTAAAAGTGCTCGTGTAACCTTTAATATCTTTATATTGAACTCGCCATTTATAGTTAGTACCTAATGTTAGACCAGTAGCTAATATAGTCGTTAAATTTACTGCATCGTCTATACTTGAAAATATTAAGTTATCTCCAGCATCTCTTACTTCCCAAGTTGAGCTAACATGAGTATTAGCCGCGTAAACACCTAAAAAATCTGAACCAACTAATGTAGCTTGAGTTAAACCAGGAACTGTTGAACCTTCAGTAGGCGATACGGCACTCGGTATTTCTATTCTATCTAATCCACTTCCGTCACTTAAGCTTAAATTCTGAACAGCTGCTCCATCCCAAAACTTAAGATCATTAGACGTAGTATTAATCCAAATTTGATTAGTTATTGGTGATCCTGGATCAGATGCAACAACTTGTACTGCTAACTCAGTTACGCCTTCTGTAACCTTAGCTATATGTGTTCTAATTGCCATTTATTCCTCCAAACGTCATTATATTATTTTTATATTTATAGTATTTCAGTTGTGGTAATTTGGTCCATGCTATTTACGCCTATTCTAAAGACTTTTCCACCACTTAAACTTCTTATTCTAAAATCGTCATTCAAGACTTCGCCACCAACCGGTGTACTTAGTACTTGTAATTCTCCATCAGTGGTTATAGCAAAAGCAGCTTCAGAATTAGATCCACCTGTTACTTTTAAATTAGATACTACTGCACTTGCAGAGGTTTCTTGTGTATATAGCACTCCATCAGCTGTGCATTTAACTAACCATTTCTGTGTATTTGAATCTTCAAGCACAAAAGATGATACAGGTGTCAAACCGGTACCCTGTAAATTCCTATTTGAAAGTCGTCTTATAAAACCCATATTAATCTCCCTATATTATTAAACTGCAGAATTGTCATTCATATATTTCCAAGTTGCATCAAATGTATCAAAATAAATCAATCTAATACCTGATCCAGTATCATACATTGCTATTGGCGCTAATCCTGTTACTGTAGGTGGTGGACTTATTGATGCTAACTGTGCCGTACTTATTATCTTAACATAAGCCAATGCTCCAGCATCTTGAGCAACCTCTTTTACCTCAAAAAGTGGCGTATTTTTCGCATTCTTAATTTGAAAATTATAACCTAAGATAGTAGATCCATCTAATGTAGTTATGATATTTACATTACTGACTTGTACTTTCCATATATATTCGCCACTTGACTCAAGGAAGAGGTTATCTATCTCATATGCACTAGGGTCTGCTGGGTATACCACGGATAATGCACCTGAATTCGACGTTTCAAAAGAAACAAAATTACCATCTGGTCGCTTAATCTTAATATTGGTTTCATCACCGTGTACACCAACGTTAGTTGACTGTATAGTGCCAGTATCAGTCACTGTAAATCTCCATAGCGTAGAGTCCGGAGATCGCAATATGAAGTCAGTTATTTCAGGTTTCAGCTTAATTGATAGATCTTCTTTTTCGATTCTATTGACACTAGTTATAGCAGCGTCATCAGTGGGATATTCACGCACCTGAAAAAGAGGTTTATTTTTATCATTTATGACTTTAAAGCGATTATTCCACGTAGCATCATCTACAGTAGCGATAACATCACTATTATTGACTGTTAATTCCCACATAGTTCCTTCAGGGGCTTCTAAATATATAGCATCGACACTTACTGCTGAAGGATCAGCTGGAGATACTGCTTGTATTTCTCCACTATTATCGACTGAAAATGAAACTTCAACACCATCAGGTCTAGTTATCTTATACAATGATACATCGCCGCCAGCTCCAGAGGTTGCAACAATTTCACCTAAATTACTCACAGTGAATTGCCATTTAGTTGTATCTGGTGCTTGTAGGATAAATTCTTTAACCACTGGTTTTAATTGCACTGTAAGATTACCATTGTCATCAGTAATACGTGTGGTATTAATATCAACTTCTACAATACCATCAGCAACCTCAGTAACTGTACCAGCGGGAAACCGCATAGTTCGTACATCGTTAGAGACAGGCGAACCATCAACTTCTTGAATTTTTAAGACATCTTCAATCCCTGTACCAGGTTCAAACTGATGTATATCGTCATTCTCAATATTTTGTATTGTCCCTGCATTGTTATATAGCTCGATATATCCGATAGGATATCTCTCATTGGTGAAGCTTGGTATTGTTGCATTATTAATGACACCGTTTTGCACACCATATTTAGCGGAAATTAATCCAGCTTCATCAATTTCAAATAAGACTTTAATGTAGTTACCTGGATCTACATTTAAAACTGGTACTCCACCAGCAGATGTGGGATTAACTACGACAGCTCCACCTGTCACCGATGGAAAAGTTATTGTTACACCACCAGCGAAATCTGGTGCCGTTCTAGAATTTATATGCCTTTCAGTTACTGGATGCTGGATTGATGCAGAGCCGATATGGACAGTTAAGTCACCGCTATCTACACCTTGTTGAGTGACGGTGAAATTAAAACCAGTTCCAGCATCTACGATATCAGTTACTTCTCCACCATGTATATTAGTTACTATTATAGTAGATCCAACACTACTAGCACTAAAATCAGCCACTTTATTTAAAGTATTTCTAGTTATACTGGCTATATCTTCAGCTGTTGCATCTGCGTTGATGCTCACTCCAATCCCTATTCTTCCAGCGATTGCAGGATCAGTACCTAGGCCAGCTACACTATACCATATATAATATAAATTAGCTGGATCATCAATTTGAAAATATGTATTATTTAAACTACCAGCGACATCAGCAACTGTAGTTATCTGAGTTATTTCAGGGATTGCAGGAGAGGCAGTAATATCAAACGGGAATCTACCTAAAATACCACTATTGGTATCTATTTTTTCAAATATTACATCTAATTGTTCATTAGAAGAAGTACCTATATTAGGTAAGGCGTCTCTATTTTTAATTTGCCTCGCTGTAGTTTTTGTTATGCCTGCCATATGTTTACCTTATCTGACTTTTACTATGTTACTACTATTATTATATCAGTAAAACAATTAGCTATTAACTTCTATCTACTCGAAAACGAATGCGATCACCAACTATAGTATCGAAAGTTAGTGCTATTTTTGTGTATTTAGTTGTGGTTGTGACCTCTCCATCAGTATTGGAGCCGACTTGCCACGTTGCGGGATCGGGAGTTACGAAATTATAATCAGTTATTTCATCTAATAGGTCACCATTTAACCAAACCTCTAGATTATTTTCCTCGTATGTTCCTTTATTAGGTAGAGTAATTGAATCTCCAGTTTCTGCATCAGCTAAATTTATTTGATTTTCTCCAGACGCACCACTAGATACGATGTCTATAAAGTCATCATAAATCTCAATATCTGTCATACGAGGTATGCCATTAATTAATGATAAGCGTTTAACCATAGATTATTCCCGTAATACAAAAAAAAGGAGCACCGAAGTGCTCCTCTTATTATACTTAATAATTATTAGTTAACACCCATAACCTGAATGCCAGAAACTAGAATCTTAGCTGTTCCAGCTGCACCGACTTTAGCTACAACACCGACTTTCACAACAGCTTTATCATTAGCTGAAGGAGGAGTAAGAGTGATTGCACCAGAAGTACTTAAGAAAACTGGTTTTCCTTCATCTTGAGATGCTGTAAAAGCAACACTTGAAAGAATTTCACCAGTAAGAACAACGTCAATATCATCGCCAGCAGAGATAGCAACTGTTGGATATACTAGTCCAATAACATGAAATGTATCAGTTGTAGCAGCATCTTCATCAGCTTTGTAAACTCTAGTGTCAGTTTCACCATTCATACTCATTCTAACAGCAAATACAGTATTAGCTGCATATGCTTCACCAGCAACCATAGTCTTAACAACCAATGATGCGTCGCCAGCTGCTTCGAGTTGAGTTTCTAATTCTTGTAAAGCACCTTTTATGCTAGAATTATCAGTGATAATTGTACCAGTAAAGGCTCCAAGATCAGTTGCATTTTCAGCAACACCAGATAATGAAATTAAATCATCGACATTGCTATCGGTTTCTTCGTAAGCTGTTTCTAAATCTTGAAGAGCTTCTTTAACTGTTCTATTATCAACAATTGTTGAGCCAGTAAAAGCGCCAAGGTCTGTAGAGTCAACTGCTACACCAGAAAGAGAAACTAAGTTCCCAATGTCATCAGTGTTAGCAGAGATGTTTCCAGCGTTAGTTGAGATGTTACCAGCATTAGTTGAGATATTTCCAGCATTAGTTGAAATATCATCAGCATTAGTCTTCATCTGAGTATCAAGATCAAGTAGATCTTCTGTGATATCAGCATTACCATCAATATAGTTACTTCCAGAATGAGCAACGTAATCGCCGTTGGCATCAACTGCTGCGCCCATAGCTGCTTCAATAGCATCTATTTCAGATTGAGCACTACTGATATTACCAGCATTAGTTGATCCAGTATCAGCATTAGCTTTAACTTGAGTATCAAGATCAAGTAGATCTTCAGTTACATCAGCATTACCATCAATATAATTAGTACCAGAATGAGCAACGTAATCACCATTGGTGTCTATTACTGCACCCATAGCTGCTTCAATAGCGTCTATTTCGGATTGAGCACTACTAATATTTCCAGCGTTAGTTGAGATGTTACCAGCATTAGTTGAGATATTTCCAGCATTAGTTGAGATGTTACCAGTATTAACAGAAATATTTCCGTCTAATTTTTCAATAGCAGCTTCAATGCTATCACCACCAGCGACAACACCAGCAGCAGCACTATAGCTAGTTGTTAAATCAATTCCATCTGCGAAATTCCAATCAACATCACCAATCTTAATTAGATCAGTTCCATTAAATGCATAACTTGCAGAATTTTCTTGTCCTGCGGGGCTATCTGGAAGATCATAACGAACATAAAAAGTATGACCAGCAGCTAGAGCTTCCATTGCAACACCGGCATGGTTTGAGCCGGTATCGTCTTCAACTTTTAGTGTTCCACCATCGTCATAAACATAAAATAGTTTATCAGCACCAGATGTGTTTACAGAAAGAATAAAATCCCCTGCAGCGAAGTCCCCAACAGCTAACTGAGGAGATTCATCATCAGAGAAAGGAAGTAAAGATGAAAGTGTATCACCATTAGAAGCAGTATTTAAATCTGCATCTGCAGTTATAGCTTTAGCATGGGTTTTCCAATCAAGTCCAGAACTAACTGTACCAATTGCATCCTCTAAATCCTGTAAAGCGCCTTTGACTGTTTCGTTATCAGCAATAACTGATCCAGCAAAAGATCCAAGATCAGTTGCATTTTCAGCAACACCAGAAAGAGTTACTAAATCGTTAACATTAGTGTCAACCTCTTCATGGGCAGTTTCTAAATCTTGAAGAGCCTCTTTAACTGTTCTATTATCAACAATTGTTGAGCCAGTAAAAGTACCAAGATCAGTTGAATCTACAGCTACACCAGAAAGAGTAACTAGATTTCCAATATCATCAGCATTAGCTGAAATATTGCCAGCATTAGTTGAAATATTCCCAGCGTTAGTCGAAATGTTTCCCGCGTTAGTTGAGATATCATCAGCATTAGTTTTTGCTTGAGCATCAAGATCAAGTAGATCTTCAGTAACACTTGCATTACCATCGATGTAGTTGCTTCCAGAATGAGCAACGTAATCACCATTGGCATCTATTACTCCGCCCATAGCTGCTTCAATAGCATCTATTTCGGATTGAGCTGCAGCACCATTTCCGTCTAATTTTGCAATAGCTGCTTCAATAGTATCACCATTAGCTACTGTACCAGCTGATGCTGCGTAACCACTAGTTAATACAAAAGATTCAGCATCAACGCCGCCATCAACATTATTTAATTCATTCTCACCAATTCCACCGGCTTTAACTTGAATAGTGCTTCCACTTAATTCAATTGAAGAGTCATCAAGAGCTCCCCAAGATGGAGCAGCTGTACCACCGGATAATAGGATCTCTCCAGCATTACCGACAGGTCCCATTTCCATAGAATCAGAATCAGAATAAACAATTGATCCTGCAGAAGCTGCTAAACTGGCTCCAGTTCCACCTTCGCCTAAGCCAAGGAAGCCATTATTACTAAAACCTCTATATTCTTTTCCAGTTTCGCCAGAGTCATATAGGAAGGATACATAAGTCTTAGAGTCAGCACCTGTATTAACAGATACATCAGCATTTTCAAATTGAACGTCACTAGGAAAGTCAACTGAAAAACCACCAGTCGCGTCTTGGTTGATTACCAATAGATATTCACCAGAGTCTTTTCCGTTAGCAAAAGTCAATACGGTATTTGCTGTAATTTCAATTTCTTGGATATTCCCATTATCCCAATCAATTGTTGCGGCGGCACCAGAGTCGCCATTGGCATAGATAGCATCTTGTGCTAATTGCCCTTTTAACGTAAGATCTTTTACGTTAGAAATGTTTTTATCTCCAAATAAAAACCCATCAGCATCAGCTGTAATCTCTAAATTAGATGCACCAATTTTAATCGAACCAACGACTAGTGCATTAGATGAGAGATCTACTTGTCTCTGAATACCATTGAGTAGTCTGGAAAGTCTACTAATGTCTGCCATAATTTCCTCCGGCTGTTATTATTTATCTTCCTCAATGACTATCTGCATTTTAGTTGAGTAGCCATAAACCTTTAATATTTTATTTGCTTCTATTACTGCCTCGTCAACGATGGTTCGTAACTTAGCACCAATTTTTTCTTCTAATTTTTTTAAATCTTGCTCACTTAATTTGTCTACATTAACCTTTCGTTGTCTATCTTTCATTATAACTCCTATAGTTGCCCAATCACTTGAATATGCAGAATCAAGTCTTTTTTGAGTGGGTCAAAATGGTTCTTAGCGATAACGCCGATTCTTATGACAAAATCTCCAGCTACGAAACCACCTAAGCCGATACTAGGAAGAACATTTGTTAATCCTCCAGTTTTATCGACATAAATAGTGTCACCAAAATCTGCAGCAGTTGTCACTTCTTCGATTGTACCATTATATGCTAAATACCCACCTGCAGAAACAGCGATAGTTTCACTATTAATTACACCTACACACGCAAGTGCTTCAGCTTCTATAGATACATTAATTTTTTGATAAGTTCCATCAGAGTGGATCCTAACTGGTGTATAACGTGTTAAAACTGCACCAGTCTCGTTGATAATCTTCATTTCAACAGTTTTACTGGGAGTGGTATCAAGACCGCGACTATCCTTTCTGCTTATATATGTCATTATATCTCCTAGAAAATTGTCTAAAAATATATCCCTCTAAATCGTCTTTTTTCCAATATGGGATACGAATTAGAACTATTCCATGCTCTTTACATAATTTATTTTTTAACTCATCTCGCTTTTTAATTTCTTTTAAGGTTTTATTTTTTTGAAACCTAAAAGTAAAATCATGATAATGCTGCTCACCATCATATTCAAAAGCTAACTTTAATTCTTCACAGTAACCGTCTAATTCTAAATTGTAACCAGTGGCTGGGTTTTTAAGGAAATCTGGCCTAACTGTTGGAAATTGTTTATTAAATTTAGTTTCAAATATTTTTCTTACTTGTTTTTCTGTTTTATTTGTATTACATTTTGGACACCAATGTTTCTGTTGTATTGAATTAAGACTTGCTTCCCAAATATGCCCTTTATTACATTGCCACTTCATTTTAGTATAATTATTAATATATTCATTAGATAAGCATTTACCATTATTCTTTTTAGCTATATTATAACAATACTGTATACTTAATCGTTTATTTTTTGCACACTTTGGGCACCAAGAGCCTTGATAAATATTACTATAAGTTGCTTCCCAAATATGCCCTTTATTGCATTGCCACTTCATTTTAGTATTGGCATTAAGATATTTATAAGACAGACACTTTCCTTTATTTTCTTTAGCAGCCTCATTACAATTGTGCATTGTTAATCGCTGACTTGCTCCTTTTATATTCTTTGCACACTTTGGACACCAGCTACCTCGTTTAATACTGTCAAATATAGCTTCCCAAGTATGTCCTTTATTGCACTGCCACTTCATTTTAGTTTTGCAATTATAGTAGCAATATGATAAGCATTTGCCATGACGCTTTAAAGCTATATCATGGCAATATTGTATATTTAGCTTGCCCATACGTTAAATTATAAACCAAGCTGCTCCGTTACTTACTACTGTTAGTGAATCCCATTGCTGTTGTAAACGCGTTTTATCAACTGTATAAGAGGGATGAGCTTCACTATCAATAGTTTGAGTTCCAGATCCTCTAATTAGTAAATCACCAATATCACTACTAATCCGTTTAATATCAATTACTCGGCCACTATTAGTTGTAGCATCTGGTAGTGTAATTGTTTTATCTGTTGCTCCTGCATCAACTAAAACCACATCTACTCCATCTTCTATTACATAACTAGCTGTTTTAGTTACTACATTCTTCTTAAACGATGGTGTTATTGCAGATAATTCAATTTCATTACCAATTGTATTGATATTAATATTATCGCCCGCTCTCAATGTTCTGAAATTCATAGTACTAACAGTTACATCTCGAAAGACTTCTCCAACACCGGCACCAACATTGTTACCACCAGTTACAGCAGAACTAGGACCACCAACATTTACATAACCACCAAAAGTGTCAATCCTAATTCTCAACTCATCGCCGACAACTAGATCTTGAAGTATGGTAAACTGAGCTGAAGCAGTGTTAGGTGTTCCAACCTCTTCCCAATCTTTTCCTAGAGTCAATGGTTGACCATTTAAGAATAGCTCAAGAACTGCCTTACCTACTATATAGAACTGAGGAACTTCATTGTCTCGACTATCATTTGGAATTGTTAGAGTTTCACCTGATGAGATAGGTGCACTAATGTCATTATCGTCTGCAGCTGGACCAGCAACTACTGTTAGTATTTCATCATATGCATTTTCATTGATCATTTCTGATATACTGATCATGCTATGGTTTTCGCCTTCTAGTAACTCTGTTCCATTCCAGAGCCATACAGACTCAGTGGATAATCTATAAGCGAAAATAAAGATATTTTCGTCTAGTGGGCAATCTTCAACTGAAGATACTACTAAACCAGCTAAACTAGATATTGATGTTGCATTATTTCTATCAATTTGAAAATATGCTACTTCGTTAGCTGCTAAGGATAGTGCTGGAGCGCTTAAATTAATTACTGATGAACCTACTGAACTTGGTGTGCTAACATGTAAAAAAGGCGTCACTATATTTGCAGGAGTTGCTTCATCATAATTTATAAAGGTAATATCTTGATTTAAGCCGTTTGTTGTTTTAACACATATCTTAAAATCTTCTAGTAATCCTATTGTTTTATCTTGAGCTTTATCAGCAGTCATTGCAGTTAAGCGAGCTGCTCTATCTGTTAAACTCTCTCCGTCAACTGAATTATAGTTAGCTTGACCATCGATTGCATTATTGTATGTACTTGGTAAAGTAGGTACGCGATATACTGGTGCTAATTGACCAATATTATCCATACCAATATACTGTTTAATATTATCTGTGTCAATCTCACCTACATATCTAACTTCACCTTGTATTATTTTTGCTTTACCAATAGCTGTTCTAACATGTAATTTAGCTACAGTAGCGGATCCAGTGCTTTCGGCTACTGGTGCAGAACTTAATGGGATAGTAAAAGATGTATCATTTCTAACATATAAATCATAGGATCCATTAAAATTAGTAGTATCCGTTATATGTACTTTTTGGTCAGTTTCAAAATTATGATTTGCAGATTCTAATTGAATTCCACCCGGTGTACTAGCAACAGTTGTGGTAGTAACTAAAGCATAATAACCGAATACACCAGTTTCGTTAGTTGTTACTGCGGTTTGTATATAGAAAATATCATCAGTCTCTTTCTCTATAACATAAGTTCCATCATAGCTAGCTGATCCTGAGATAGTGATTCTTTCTCCATCTGATAATCCATGAGCTACAGACGTACATTTGGCAGTTTTACCATCGCTTTCAGTGATATCAATGGTTAATTGAGTTGCGGCAATATTGGTTAATCCCTGTTTAGAATCACTACGTATTGCCATCCAGAATAGGTTACCAGCAGCATCATCTAATGGTGTATCAAAACGATTTGCTTTTTTAACATCAGTTAATGATGAATATACACCTTTACAGTACATACCAAAAGTGGTTTCAGTACTACCAGCATAAACTGTATTTAATATGACAGATTGAGCTTGATCAGCTGTTGTTAATATACCACCACCGTTTGTTGCAGACCAAAATTGCTCTACCCTTACATAATGTGGATCAGTATCTGCTTTCTTTTTGATCCAATCACCTGCTGATAAGTGCTCAAAAGCACCGATTTGACCGTTTATATAATTCGTATTATTTTTGAAATCTACGGTGACATTAGTATCATTAATAGGTAAGTCACGTTCAAATTCAACATATAATACTTGTCCATCATCTAAGGTTTGATCTCCACCGCGTATAACATACTCTCGTGAATCGTGTATGCTTTGATAAACGATATCTTCTGACCAAGTAATAAAACCAGGAGTTGTACTACTATGTTCCCATGTGCCTTTTGATCTAATATTAGAACCAAGGCTATCTAAAAATAAATGCTTTAAACTATAACTGCCTGTATCTTCATACCAAAAAGTGGTTCCACCTATTTCAGTGAATTTAGTCATTACAGCATCCATCCACTCCTTAAGTGAATGAATATTCTTATCTCCACCGAAAAATGGATTTGGATTAAGACTATTAGACATTGTAGTAGATGGTTCTAATCTAGAGTATGCTGCATCAGGAACTGAACGGAAATTATATCTATTAAACGGGTCAACGCCTTGTCCACCTGTACCTAATCTAAACATCATGTCACGAGCATCTTGAATAGATTCAATAAAGTTGCTACCCATTACTATTTTAGCAATAGGTATTGTGTTATTTGGGAATGACGAGTTAGAGACATTAATAACCGCAACTAACGTAGATTCAGTTTCAATATCTTGAGTAAACTCTCCACCTTCTCCACCTTCTTTATCGGGATCCCAAAAAGACCGTGTGTCGCTTGTGGTATTCTGAGTACTTAAAGTTAAGTACACGTAATTAGTAGCATTTCTTTTTAAATCTGGAATTAATGGTTGAGATAATACATTACCTTCTTCTAAACCATGGAAAAAAGATCCAGCAGATGATCCAGGATAAAATACGACCGAATCAGCTACTCGTATAGAAACACTAGTAGAACCAATACTTTGATCTGGATCAATAATATCAAATCCTTTCAATACATATGGGTTATCATCTCTAACTAGCGATTTAATGAAAAATTTAAAATCGCCAGCTGAATAGGAGTCAATACTGAGAAAATCAGGTAAATCTAATCTTTCTGCAGAACTCATTAATAAACGACCTAATACAGCCATGCTAATTCCTTATTAAATTAATATTTGTTACTTTTCTTTAAATTATCTTCTGCCCACAATGGTTGTAAGTTACTATAATGACAAGCTTTCTTAAACTGCTCAGGATCACTTAAATCAAAACTACTTAATGGCTTGATGTGATCTATATGCCAGCCATATTTACTCCAATTATCCCAAGTCATACCTTCTTGGAATTGAGATTCTAAATATAACTTAAGTTCCTTAACTGAGCAACCTAAATTATCAATAGCTGAGCCCACTTTTTGATTATTGTTAATCGCATGATATAATCTAGAGCGCAATGTAGTTGCTATTTTAAATTTAATATCATTTTTATATCTATAATTAACACGTTGCAGCTTGCGTTCTGAGTTAAATAAATACCACCGCTTGTTGCGTATCTTCTCTTCGTTAGTGTGCTTTTTCTTATATAAAGAATTTTTATAGTTTTTACATAGCTTGCAAAGTGAATAAAAGCCATCTGATGATGCCATATTCTTGGGAAAATACTCTAATTCTTTGCTTATATTGCAACTTCTGCACACTTTAGTAGCCATCTATTAATTATACTTGATATTAACTTAAAATAATTCTGGATGTGATGCTTGATAATATGTATCATCAGGATCAACATTACTCTTGTAGACGTCTAAGGTGGAATAATTTAATACTGGGTATCGAACTAAGAAGTTTAGAAATACACCAACGGATTTCACTTCTTCCATTAATTCTTTTAAAACCTCTCTTGCTACAGCTGGATCAGTTATATATGGTGCACGCTCTGATCCAAATCCGTCAAATACTATGCCTCCACGTCGTCTAATCATTGTTACTGATGATCCCACATCGTGTGTTCTTAGAAAAACATACGCTGGATCAATGCTGATTGTGTTAGTTGATGGCTTAAAGAAATACTTAACAGGTCCTTCTTCTTTTTCCGTTCCAAAATCAAAAACTAATTGCCCACTTTCATTAGGTATATCATTAGCTTCAACTAATATATTTCGTTGAGTTACACCTGCTTGTATTGAGGTGGTTAAATTGGTTGTAAAAGATGATAATACGAAATCTGCATCTTCGTCCCAAACATATGGTCCAGGTGTCTCTGACTGTAATGTTGAACTTCTAAGAATTACTTTTGTGTTTTCGGTCAACATGCCGATTCTTTCTACTCGTATGGATCCAGCTGCACTCGTTGTTGAACCATCATCTCCAGGACTCCAAACTTTGAATGAAGTGGAATCGATTACTTCAGTAATTTCCCAAGTACCATCCAGTGGTACAGATCCTGGGAAACCAACAGTACCCTCTAATATAGCTGACTCATTGACTAAAAAATTATGTGCGGTAATAGTTGTAACTAATAACTCATTAGATGCACGTGTTACTGAGGCCACATCGACCTTATTTAATGCAGCTTCTTTTGGTAAATCTGGAGAAATACCAGTTAATGTGTTTCCAGATTTACCAGTGTAAGTAAAATACCCTTGATCACTGATTAGTCTACTATTATAGTTATGATTAGCAACAGATGAATCAATTAGTTCTGATTTTATTTGCTTCAATTGTTCAATTAAAATCTTGCCACCAGTTTCTGGAAAATCTGTAGCATCAACTAAAGTTAATTCAGTATCGCTCACTCTAATAGTAGATAATGAAACTGTACCATTGATATGTGCTGCACCACGGCGATTTCGTTTCACTATTGGAGGTGACGGAGGTAATTCAACTATTATCTCTCCAGGCGTAACTTCCCAACTAACAGCTCGTTTATCTCTTGTATGTACTCGTTCAGTTTCATCATACATGAATTTAACATCTGTGGTACTTGTCTGCGTTAAAGTACCCGCCGTAGCGAATACGTTCCTAAATTGAAAAGAATTATCATTAATATTAACTGATTCAATAGCGAAAGTTCCTTTATTGCCAGCTACATTAATCATAACAATGTCATCAACTTCTATAGAGTTTACTCTAGGATCATCACCACCAACATATTGAAATGTAACTAAGTCACCAACTTTAGTGATATTCCATTCAGTGTTTATTCCGTTGCCTGAGTCAGTATTAAAATTATTAAATTGTAAACCAATATTTGCTAATCCACCAGTTATACGAATTGATCCTTTAGAACCAATAGTATCCGTGAATATCCTTATATAAGTTTTTTTAGTAATACTGTCATAGTGAGCAATACCATAGCTTCCAGTAGTTTGACGATTGATAGCTGCAACTATTTCGTCTGCAGTTGCCTCTGCAATATTGGTAAAATCTTTACTATTGAATTGTATTCGTTCTGTCTTATAAGCATCAACTTCATACTCTAACGTCCAACCATCTTCTAAATAGAAATCTTCAAATGCAATTGTTTGTGTAAAAGATGTTGTTGAATCTTTAATGAAAAATAAATCTAATAATTTATCAAATACTAATTTAACTTGTTTAGGATGATAGCTCATTATTGGAATAAAGGTACGAAAGTCTGGATCACGCATACCAATAAAGCGAGGTCGCTGCACCTTATATTGAGCCCCTAATCGATCTATATAAGGACGTGTTGCTGTCTTTACGAAAAACTGCTTTCGTACATTTTCAATCAGATCAGCTACTTCCTGATCTGATTCGCCTAGGGCTTCAACTATTGCCTTCCAATTGGGATTTTCTTTACTATTATAGGCTCTAGGGAGAGCTGAATGAAAACTTTCTACTTTACGCTTTGCCACGATTGCCTTTCCTTAAATTATCTTTAGCCCATAATGGTTGTAAGTTGATATAATTATATGTTTCTCTACTTGTATCCCTATGCAATACTGATATCTGAGCTTTGTATAAAAGCTTTTTCGTTATCTGCAATACTAATTCTTTCAGTAGACGGTACCGGTGTAACAAATGTCACAGCTGCAACGCCATCGATTGTCATAACCTTCACAATAATATCTGATAATATTACATCATCACTTACACCTAAAGTATTAATGTGATTAATAACTGCTGATTTAATTTCATTTGTTATTTCACTTAAATTAACACCATCTTTAGTAGTTACATCAATTACAACACTAACCTGTCTAATCAGTGGTGGTAATATTTCAATTAGACTACCAACTGCTTTTCTACCTGAGTAAGTTGCTTCATCTGGTTCAAATCCGTCTACAGTTCGCTGTATTGTTCTTAATAGTCCAGTATAGTATAAATAGCCGTCAACACCTGCCACAACATCAGAAGAGTATCCTATTTTCCCCAATGAATTGATTGAAGTTTTATTGGTTTGGTTCCATTTATATGATCTATTACCTGGTGTTAAATACACGGCTCTTCTCTCATTATTGAAATCATCAGTCACAACATATGAGATTTTTTTAATAGATGTAAATCTATTATTATCGCCTTCGTTTATATGAAACGATGTATTATCTATATTCATTTTCTTATTTGATTCAGTTAATCCATTAGTATTAACAACTCTTATAAAAGGACTAAAACTTGTTGGATCAATCCCAATATGTGTAATTGCAAAAGTTCCGCTATTCCCAGCACTAAACCAGTCATTATCTATTAAACTAGATACATATAGTGAATCTCCAACTCTTACTGCATCACCTTCATAAATACGTATATCCGATGACGTATGTAGGAATTGACCTGCTCCAACATGATTGTATTGATCAAATGAAACACCAACAGATGTACCAGAAGTACCTTGATATAATCCACCTAATGTTACAGAGGTTGCTGTTGTAAAATCACCTGTATTGCTACCGAGAACTTGTAAATATATTACGTCTTCATCGTCTCGTTTTTTAACCCATGTTCCAACGCTTAAATTTCTAAAAGACCCAGCAGAACCAGTAATAACATTAGCGTTACTTGTCCATGTTACTGCAGTTAGCTCATCATTAAAAGGAAGAATGGTATCAAGCTCTTCCTGAGTAGAAGTACTTTGAAATAATATAGCATCGTTCTCTATACCTAGAATTCTAAATTCACCATTATTTAAACTTTTAAAAGTTTGACCACTTATGACTAATAAATCATCCACTGCTGCACCACAATCAACAAATCTTGGAGAATCACCTGCAACCGCACGCAATCTAAACATATCTTTATATCCAAGACTTTCTATTTTATATTGAGTACGAGTTTTTGTAGATTTTAATATATATCCACCTGTGTACGCACCAATTGCAGCAGAACTTTCGTATCTAAAACTAAAAGCTGAATCTACTTGATTGACTATACCTGTAGTAGCTATCGCGTTATTATCAACTAATGTAAAGCTGTCTCCTACATTTAGATTATGTTCTATTAATGAGTTAAAAATTGCACCAACTGGATCGCCAGAAATTGACACAACAATTTGATTTACCCATGTCGGTGCTGAATGAGATGGTTTCCACTCAATGATAGGAGTTGGATAAAAGTTCACAAAGCCATTTAAGCCAATAGCAGTTGATGCCATTGCTTTGCCATCTGGATTAACAACATCAAAAAAGTGATTAGCTGCATCAACATTAATTATGGTCATTTTAGAGAATTGATCATCACCAGTGCTACCAATTTTATTAGTGTTATCCCATGCGACATCTTCACTATATGCTGCTACAATATCACCAGCTTGCACACGAAACAGTGTCTCAGTCCCTGCAAAACTATGTGTCCAACGCCAAACAGGTTTTCCACTATATAACCCTGAAACATCAGTAATTGTAATTGTAGTTGTATCATCGAAATTTGTTGTTTTTGCATTGTATCTATATTCAAATGAAGAGCTTGTTGTTTCAACTACATCAATACTGTCGTCACTTGTCAGCCTATCAAAACGTTGAACTAAACCATCATTTTTTAGCAACACATGGTCGTCAATTGTTAATGTGTTTGGAAAAGCAGATGTTTTAACTGTAAGTATATCTTCGCCATTTACATTACTAACATCTGAGTCACCAAAAATAAAAAATTGTGTTTCATTTGCTCGTCCACCAACAACCTCAATAGCTCCTTGCGAACCTAATAGTGTTGATTTAATTTGTATTTTTCTCAAATTATCACTAAAATCAATGTTAGATACAATTTCTAATTGAGACAATGCTTTATGCGACATATGGTGTTTTAAATTATCTAGAGTAATTGGCACAAGTTTAAATAATTCACCTAATTCTGTTTCATCATGTACAGGTGTTGTATCCATTTGATAAATACTAGGATCTGGTGAAGCTGTTGGTAATACCAATGACGTCTTTAAATCAAAATTGTATGCAGGGGCAACATCATTTCTAAAAGTCTTAACATAGCTAATTCCATCATATAATTGAATATAATTATCTATACCAGCTGTGTGACCATGCGCAACACCTGTTACATTTTCTTCACGCGTAGCTTTAACTATGTTTCCAGTATTGATTTCTACAGCTCTTAATAAGTCACTTGTATTAACTTTAAGTGCTATTTCTGCAGTAGTTGTTTCAGCTATTGGGAAGATATTAACTGATGTTGCAATGCTTACTTGCTCATGTGTCGAATCTACACCTTCAATTAAGGTAGTTATTGACCATGCATTCCCTAAATTCCCATTAACAGCATTAATCGCAGTACCAACATTTGCATCTGTACAAATAATTGTATCTGTTCCACTCACTGGACATGAAAAATCAATCAATGCATTTAATTCAAAAGCTAATTTACCAGCTACATCAATTGCTGTAATTTCATTAGATATATCTATTTTTAGTAGAGTTCTACCAGATGAAGGTGGTTGAACTACATCAGCACCAGTGGTATCCATATATATTCTATATGCTGTTCCACTAGCAGCATTAATATCAAAATATTCACCATCATTAGTATTAACTAGTGCGTCAGCAATAAACTGAGTTTGCTCTGCAATACCAGCATTAGTAGCTACACCATCAGCATTATACACGTCAATAGTATTATTTGCTGGAACAAAGTCTATAATATGGAATGATCCACGGTTAGCTGCTGAAAAACCGCTATCATTTGCAATTGCTAGTACATCATCACTTTCAATATCTATGCCAAAAGTCACAGTATTAGGAAATGTGTATCGGAATATGTTACCACCTAAATCTGTAACGCTAACCTGATCTCCTGCTTGTATGCCAGCACTTCGAGCGACTCCCGAAGCAAATGTGTAAGTTACAAGGCTGTATTCTGGTGTATTTACGTGTGAAATTGTTGATGCTCTATTAGGGAATAATGGATGTTCGATTTGAAAACGAAATTTCTCGCCAACTGGTCCGTATGTGTTAGCACGAAACATTAATGATGGCTCAACACTTGGGGCACTGTATCCGCCAGATATATACCAATTTCTAGCCATAAACCATACAGCATAATTATCGAAATTAGTGTTTCGTTGATTCACATCTGTTCCCCAAACTGATAATGTGCTAAAATCAGTATTAGATTCTCCCTCTGCATCGTCTGCAGAAAATGATGATCCAGATGGGATAGCTCCAGATCCAGATCCTAATCCATTAGATCCAGAGTTAACTCGACCTGTTCTAGAAAAACTCATATCAACTGTTTTAGCAACAGAATCGTCATCTAAAATAATAACCATATTGTCTTCAGATGATATTTCAAAGTTTTTAACTACATGGTATTCGTCTCCGAGTCGATAATCATTTAATAGTTTAGGTAACTCAGTGTTACTTGTTTTAACTGTATTAGTACTGCTATCAATAACTTTAGGATCTCTAAATATTGTTTTATTACCGCCAGATGTAATGTGGATTGAATCTTCGTAAGTAACCTTAGTGTCAATAGGATCACCACCAGTTTCTTCTAGAATTTCACCATATGATGGATCAGTATACGGCTTATGATTAGCTGTTAAACTACCTTTTAAATCTGTATATGTAAAGCGATCTAACCATGCATTAGTTGGTTGAGTTCTTTCAAATGTTGTAAAACCATCTGTTTCTGGTCGTTTATTTGCGACATGTGATTGATTACCTTCTTGTAAACTCCCATTAGTTGCAAATACATTGACAGCTGATCCGATAGAAACTGGAGTAGTAATACTTCCACCTTCTTCAGTTGTTGATGTGATACGAATTGAGTTAGTTCTATAAATAGAGGCTGCTAAACCCTTGATGTTAGCATTTAATGAGTCTACAATCTCTGATAAAGTTGCAGCAGCAGGTGTCGCAAGCGACGATGTATCCCAAATTTGAGGATATACATCTGAAGCAAAAGCTTGTAAATCAGCTGAATCTAATACACTATATGATCCCACTACCATTCCGCTTGCATTGTAATTTATTACTTCAATAAAAGTATCTGTTCCAGCGACGGTGTGTGATCCTTTAGTGACGATCTTAAATAATCCACTTGATGTTTCATCAATCCAAGCTTCTATACCTGTTCCAGCGTTATGTCCACGATTTGCAATATATAAATAATCTCTAGGCTGTATATTTTTAAAGGTTGATAACGTGCTCGACATTATCCGCATGACACTGTTTCCCTCATCGGATAGTGTGATCGTACTGCCAATTGGCGGATTAACAGTGCGAGGTACAACTTCTGTACCGTCTACGCATATGATAGTTTTTGCTGCACGGCCATTACTGTCATTAGAGACATTAAAAGCCCCTGATGCACTAGCTGCAGAAACAACAGAGCCTTTTGTATCACTAGATCCTGCCGTAATAACATCACCAGCTACAATATCAGATAAAATTTGTAAATTACCATTTTGACGATTTAACTTAAACTTAGAATCTTGACCAGTTGAAGCTAATGACACACCAGAAAACATCTTATCTACTAGCGAACCACTTAGTATTTCTAATGAAGATTCAGTACCTTCTTTATTGGATGTTATAAGTAATTTATCAGAAGATGTGGCTGTTGCTGTAATACCTGCAAACTTGCTATTAAAAGCAGTAACATAATCTGATAAAGTTAAGGATGCAAAACTTTGTCCAGCGAAATCTGTTGTATTAAAAGTTTGATCTTGTGGCGGCGTGCCATCAACTGAAATAACAATATTTCCACTAGCAATAATATTCCATGACGAAAACTCAATACTAGTTAATGAGGCTGCTTTTTCTTTTTCAGTTAATAAACTGTTATTTTGATATAGCTTAATATGTGAAAATTCATTAATAGGGAATTTAAGTTCAGTATTAGCAGTACTATCTCCAATAACTTGTATAGTTTCTACATCATGCGCTAATGGATAAATTAATAATTTAGTACTATTTGCAGTTAATCTGCATCTAAATAAATCTGCTTTATCATTAATAGCTGTAACTACTTCTACTAAGGTAGCTGAAGATATATTACTGAAATCCGTAGAATTAAATGTAATACTTTCTTCAACACTGTCAATTAGTACTTTAAATGTCATACCCTCAGTTAATTCATATGGTGCTTCTGCAACATTTATAGCTTGTGGACGTGGAATTGGAAAATTAGCTAATTGTAAAAACTCTTCGTTACCTGTAGCTTCTTTAATTAGAGCATCAACTGATTGACCTGCGAAAGAAGGCTCAAATCCTGATCCATCATCTACATAAATAATTGATGGATCACCAATAGCAACTGGTTCAGTTATTACGGCTGATGCAACTCGTTTACCTTCTGTAGGATCAGATAATCCATCAATAGCTGTTAAAATAGATGCTTTAGTTCCTCTAGCTAAACTGCTTGTATATGATTTTATTCTTTCTCGTAAATCTATATCAGTTTCTATATCACTACCAGATGTGAAAGCTGTAGTATTAGTTGCTGTTGCAGTAGGGAATGGTAGACTTTGAAATTTACTAATAGTCCCTATACCTGCATTTGCAAAACTACCAGCTTTAGTTGCTGATACTGGAACGTCTATTACACTATCTTCTCCAGCAGCGATAATAACATCTTGAATAGTTGTAAAATTAACTTCTGGCGTAATATTATTAGATGGAATGCTTACTATAGTTCCAGAGTTAATTCGTCTATCAGTTGTTCCTTGAGCCCAAATAACTGTTTCTGATATTAAGTGATCATAGTTTAAAGCTGAATCTAAAAATATAGCATAAAAAGTTCCATAGTTGATTATCCCTTTATCAACGCCAACAGTACCAGTATTTCCGTACTCTATGGGACCTTCAAAATTTTGAGTTCCACGTCCAATATATACTTTACCAATTTGATCCCAATCGCTTGCATCGTTTACGTATACAACTCTTGAACCTTTAATGGGTGCAGATTTAATAGGGTATAAAGTAGAACTTTTCTTTGTTATTGATGAATCAGATATTTTAATAAAACCAGTTGCTTTTAATGCTGATAATCTAGATAATCCAAAGTTTGATGCTAGAGCATCTAAGTCATTATTAGCTGTAGAATCGATATTTAATAATTCCAATACATTTAAAATTGCAGTATTATTTTCGAAATCATTTGCTGCCGCTGCTTCTAATAGCGTTAATAATACTGCACCGACATGTATATCATTAACAGGTGTATCTGCTATGATTTTACGGATCATGTCTCCTAACATCTGATTATAACTCTTAATATTAATGTCTGCCATAACTAATCCTATATATTGACTTTAAATGATATTGGTATTACTACATCTGAACCAGCTAATTTTACGCTCATAGATATACGAAAAGCACTACCTGTTCCACCAGAAGCATTATTAAAATAATTAACATCTAATCTCTCTATTCTATCAAATCGTCCATCACGTTGTATATTTTTTCTTATAGATTCTATTAATTTCGCTTTACTTGTAGCAATATCTTGATTTCTAGCGCCTGGTATTATTGTTAATCCATATTCAGGGTGTCTAGATAATTCATTCTCTTCGATAGAGAACAAAAGCTTTAATGCTTGTATAGAGTTATTAACACCATATGATAAGCCTATGTCATGAGATGAATTAATTGCTATATCTCCGTCATCTGTTAATAATAAGTCAACTTTTTGAGCTTTTTCACTTTCACTACTGGTCTGCAAGAACCAAGGTGTATCACCTTCTATATATTCAGTGCTTGGTTCTTCAACATTAGGTATCAACACATAAAATGAACTATTTATAGTACTAGGTTTAAATACTCGAATATGTGCGTTCTCACTTAGTTTATACTTATCTAAGTCTGCTTCACCATCTAACTCAATAATTAACTCACCACTTACTGGTGCTTGCTTAATATTAACTATTACTCTAGACTCGGGTAATGGTTGTGTATCAGATTTAAGTATTATTACTTGATTTATAAAAAGTTTATCAAAATTTAAATTACCTGAGGTATCAGTTCCAGCTATATTAATTAGATTCCCATCAGCTGTTGCTAGTAAGGCAACTTTTTCACCTACTTCGTCAATATATGGTGGCTTCAACCCATTAGCTATCGCAATATCAATCCACTTATCAGGATCACCGAGTAATCTACCTGCTAAAGATTGTAAATTTTCACCATAATGTAGTTTAACTAACTTACCAGAAGCGTATTGTCCAATATCAATCTCACTATTGTCTGCATTAGCTCGTGCTTGAGCAAAAGGGTCAATAGTTGATATATCTAATGTGAATATATTAGCTAATATGAAGTCAATACTGCGAATAGTGTTTTGAATATGGTATATATCATTAACAGTCTGAGTGCTTAAATTAATATATCCTTCTGCAGAACTACGATTATATACACTATTGTAAGATTCATCAGATGCACTTAAATAATCTGTAAAATCATCACGTTGAGTTACTAACTGAGCGCGTAGTTCTAAAAAATCATTACGAGAGAAATTACTTACTTCTAATATTTTAGCATCTAATAGTAATTGCTCATCATATGTTAAGATTATTTCTGTTATTTCAGTTACATCAAAAATTGCATAAAAACGATCTTGTGTATTAGTACTAGACAATGGATTACTAGTTCCAGCTAGAGTTCTTTGTGTGGTAATAAAAGATTCAAAATCTTGAATATGGCGAGCTAACATATCGGGGTCAACATATGTGTTTATTTTTGCATCATATTTAGGGCGAATGAGATTCCAATTGTCGCGGAAATACGACCATCTAAAACTTATTAATTCGGGGATATCAGTTAATACAAGTGTTTCCCCTGCGCGTAATTTATACCACATATTAACTTGACGTGTAGCCTCAAATCCTTTATCAAAATCTAGTGCTGTGATTTTCATATGTTATCCACCAAAGCCTTTAACAGCAGCAACTGTAGAATAAGCAACATTTTTAGCTTTTCTAACAGCGTTTGACATTCTAGCAAACCATGACACACTATCAACACCATCTAATCCAAGATCACTACGTAGCTCATCGTAATCTGTGTATTTCTCATTTGCAGTAGTTAATCTATATCCCCTCATAACTATTGAGTAATTATATAACATCGGGTCATCAGCAGATCGAGTTAATTGGAAAGTCTGTATAGCTACATTATACTGATTATTGTCTTTATTATTAATGAACTGTAAAGGATGATTGTTTTCAGTTTTGCTAGATTTCCTACTTTGATTATTGTCATCTGCAGATACTTCTTGTTTGTATTTAAGAAGAAAACGATAAAAGTTATGAAAAGCCACATAACCTGATGCCCTTTCATTTACACCGCTTGTTTCACCAGGTGACCCTATAATACTAAGATCTTGACCTAATGATGCAGCCGAATTCAGTGTTCCTTGGACTAATTCAGCCGTTCTTCCAGCAAATCCACCAGTTTTTTGTGATAGCGATTCAACGATTTCAAAAGATCGTCGACCTGGTGCAGGTAGATCAGTATCAATTTCACTAGATGATTGAAAATATTTTGGAGCTATTCCAGTGGTGCCACTAATAGTTATATCAAAGTAACGTTGTTCAGAGTGTTCTTCTATAGTTCCATACATTGTTGGTATGATATTAGTGGCAAAATGAGTCGTGATCTGCAGATTACTAGGTGCAATAGGTAAATGGAAAAATTCATCAAATCCATCTTTTGTTCTATATTGGAAAGTATATGGCATTAATCTATACCAATTATGCCACTTTGTATCATCGATAGTGTAAATTAGATCCAGTTGCGTTTCTTCGATACTACGAAGATTACCACCAGATGCATTTGCTGCACTGTTTAAATCTGATAAACCAGGCACTAAATCATTAAAGAAACCCATATTTCCTCCTATATATATTATATAGTATTTTTTATTAAATCTATGATTAGAGAGAATTAGCTAATAACACCACTTTCAACTTCAGCGTTATTCACAATATGATTACAGATAGCTGTACATTTTGCAAGTAGTTCTTTACTTACATACGGAAAAGGAACAAAAGATGCTACAGTTGAGGCCATCGCCGACCCAACTAATCCTGAAATAGTGCCTTCTAAGAACCAAGCTTTATCTGGTGGAGTTGGTGGGCTTTCAGGTGAAGCATATGTAACGATACCAGAAGCCATTATATATGTAGCAACACCAGTACAATATTGAGTTAATTCAGGTGATGCATAACCATATCCAGCATATGTTGCTACTAATTGCGCCATATTAGGTCCAACAATAGCGGAAATGGGATGTGGTGTAGGGACTAAATTAAATGTTGCTGTTCCATTTCTAACTTCCTCAATGATGCCTTGAGCAAAACCTTTTAGTTGCTGCGTTACATGTGAATGACCCATTGCTTGAGCAATTTCACTAGCTAAAGCATCTTTATCCATAGCCATTATAACGTTCCCTTAATTTGAAGTAATTTCTGTTTAAGTTGTTCAGCGACTGGAACACTCAATTGAGGGTACCCTAAGTTACCTAAATCTGAAGCTAGAGCCGTTAGTAATAGTTCAAATAACTGAAGTAATTCAATCCCCATGGCTTTATTACCAAGGGCAACTTTACCATCTTCAATGTTAATACTCCCCTTAGATAAATCTGTAGCATTGAAATTACCTGTTTGCTTGAATATACCTTTAGTTTTAATATTTTCAGCTTTAGCATCTATTAAACTACTAGAATCAATTAATGTTTTAGTTGTTTTTATGTCAATTAATTCTGAGGAATCAACAGTTGTTGTTTTAGTATTTAATGTAAAAGTTTCTTCTGAATTAATTTCAGTGTGCTTATTAACTACTGTATATTTTTCTTCATTTTTATCTATAGTTAAAATGGTATCACCAGATGTAATTACAATTTTACCATTCGGCTTATCCATAAAGAAGGTCTGTGGTTTTTCAGTTGCATTATCAGATAAAGTCCATGAACCCGTTTTATCCCATTTACTAAACGATGTACCAATTTCTTTATCATATTCGGCTTCTGGTAATTTAGCACCAGCAGTAGGTTCTTTTAGTAAATCAAGGTTTGTTGGTTGCCCTCTAAAAGTTTGTATATATTCACCATCAGCGTTAATTTGTGTTTCAATACCATTGAATTCACAAATATATTCGACACCAAAATCGCCATCAGGTTGTATAATCTTTTCCTTACGTCCTCGGTGATTAATATTAGTAAGTATCACTCCTTCTCTAGAGTCACCATAGAAGAAAGCTACTACCACTAAATCGCCCGATAATATATCTGGGATCCCTTTAGATGCTGGAGATTCCCCAGGTGTAAAACCTCTTTGAGTGTATTCTTCATAATTATATATACCACCAAAACGACTACCACGTATGCATATTACTGGAAAAGAACCAGATTCACCGTGTACTTCAACTGTATAACGAGTTTCAGTTTCACCACCTTTACGTTCAATTAGAAAGTTATTACGAACAACTCCTAATTTTACAGACATATCTCTTGTGTACTGTAATTGTTTACTTGTGTTATTGGCCCAAATTGAGCTGTCTCTTACTGTATAATCTTGCATATTAGAACCCCGTTAATTTATCTTTATCAGGATCTAAGTCTGATGACGTTCCTATAACTTTATTATTTTTCTCTTTTGGTACGCTTACTGCTTGTACATCTTGATCAAGTAGTCCAACACCTACACCAGATTGCAGTTCACCCTCAATATTAGTTACTATGCCACGAACAAATTGTATTTCAGTAATAAAGCTTCTAGCACCTGCAGCATTTACATTAACAATATGAGATACATTTTCAATATGTGCAGTGATATATGCATTGTCTTTTGCTCTAACATGATCAGCATTTATATTTAGACCAGGAAACAGTGTCGATGCTTTAACCATAATGTTATGACCAACTGGCACATACTGAGATTGACCCATTACTGTTAATGTGCCATTAATCATTCTATGGGTATTAAAATACCATTCTTTTAGTAAATATTTATATCCAATTATTTGTGTTACATCTACCTCGTTGCTAGAATCTTGAGGAATAAACTTTGTTCCCATAATCATTGGTTTAAAGCCATCCCGTTTAATTGATTTTTTATCAAAGAACTGAGAATCTAACTTAACTTCTGAACTTAGTCCATCTTCTTCTAAACTCTTATCATATTTAACTTCTATGAAATTAAATCTATCTCGCCAGTTATTCCCAGCGTTAAAGCTAATTAACTCATTACTAGGTAACTCTACTCTTTTGATATTAGAAAAACGAGAGAAAAACTTTCTTGCCCCTGTTACCTTGGAATTAGTTACTATATTCCCTTTATCACCGACTTCTTTATCGTCTGCAAAAACATTATCTGGACCATGAACACAAAATGGTTTAGCGCGTTTAACTAAAGTCAGTTGAGCTTCACCATTTTTAAAATAGATTTCACAAAACATCTCATTAATCATAGAATTAGAGACATCATTTAAGATTTGCCATAAATTATAACCACCAAATAATCCACTACCAGACATCTGAATGAAACCATCATCAACATCGGTGTAAGTATCTGGTCCAGTTAACACACCAGATTTAAAGAACAATAAGTCAGCAATCCTAGTAGCAATATTACCGCTCCTATCACGCAACCCTAAATATTTTGCTAACTCTATTGGAACTTCAAAAGCATGTTCTGGTTTAATTAAGGTTCCAGTTTTGAATTCTATGTTGGCAATAGTTGCATTAGATCGTCCCCATAAAACAGTAACAGCTTTCATAGAATCAGTAGATGAGGGTAAACGACCTCTATGTGTTTCAATAAATTCATCAAATAGTAATCGCTCTGCTTGACCAATTGCTGATTCTTTGTCATCTCTTGCTAAAACATCTATATATAAAAAAGTATTAAATACTGTTCCCCAATCAACGCCAGATACGATGAATTGAGTTTGTCTAGCACCGGTAGTAGGATTCATATTTGATGCAACACGTACACTCTCTATACGCCCTAACATTTTAAATTTCTCTGGATCAACTTTAGCATGGCCGGCTTTTGTATCTTTATATGTTATCTTTTTTTGTGATGCTAAAATAACACACCAACTACCAGGCGTTATCACATTTAGCCAATTTTTAGTTGGTGCTAAAGTGATTTGAAATTGTCCATCTGGAGAACTTTTACTTTTACTAGTCTGTATCGAGATTAGTGATGCAGTATTTAAGATTACTTGATCTGTTGCTTGAGATGGTATATTATCTTTACTTTCAGTTCCAAATCGATCACGGTAGTTGTATATCATAACTGCTGCATGAGGATTTGAAATTGAATGTGTTTTAGTATCTCGTACTTTTCCCATATTTCTTACCTATACTTTGGTATTCTGCTACCTACAGTAACATCATTTCCATTATTTTTTGGAGTTGGTATAGCTGGAGTAGGTGTCTCTACTCCCATTTGTTTCAACGTTGCTGCCATTATACTTGCAGCTCTTTCGAAGACAATTCCAGCACCCTCAATTTTTTTAGCACCGTCTGTGAAACCCTTAGGTACTGTAAAAGTTGTAGCAGAGTCAATAACATCTTTTTGTGCAGTATCCGGCATATTAACTTTTCTAAAAGCCTCTAATACAACTGCAACTCGTTCTAATCCGCCACCTAAGCTTTTTAATCCTGACGCATATTTATCAAATTCACGCGTTGCTTGAGTAGATTCTATAGCTCGTCCGGCTTCTACACCGGCAACATTAGTGTTGATTGTACCTTTTGTGCTATCTTGATATAAACCAGACAGTGCTTCAAGGCTAATATTTTGAGAAGCAAACTTGGATCGTATAGGTCCTGCAATTTTATCTATGTCACCGCGTTGAAAAGATTTAAAGCTTGCATCCATTTTTTGCCTAGGCATAGCGCGACCAGCTACTTGATAAAAAACACCTTCAACACTGGCATCCTTTATAGTTTTAATTTTGTCAGTTCGTAGTTTTCCCTCGCTGTCATATAACTGATCTTCAATACCAAAACGTTTAGCTAGCTTTCTAGATTCCTTATTATCTTGTTCAAGTATCTTTATCTGCTCAGATGATAATTGCTGCATTGCATTAACTTGATATATATGCGCCCCTGGAAAAGCTTTTCTAAGTTGCTGTCGCTCAATGACGTTACCTAAATTCATTTGACCGCTAGTGGCCTCTTTATTCCAATTCTGAATAGCTGACGCTGTTGTTTGTGATGCTATGTTTTTATTAACTCCAGTTGCCATTAATGATTGTACGCCAGCACCAACCATACTAGATGCAGCTGCTCCAGCACTAATTCCAAGTTCTGCACTTCTACTAGCAATACTAGTAGTTGCCGTTACCATTTGTGCTATATTTTTAGAATTATCCATTCCAGCAGTAACAGCATTTCGCATGTTGTCTATTAAATCTTGAGTTCCACCGCCTACTGATGATAATTGTTTAGTTAAACCAATAAATTGTTCAGGGGCAAGGATCCTTGCCATTTTGGCTTGACCGGCAGCTGTCATAACATCTTTTATACTCTCTTCGCCACCAACAGCTTGCACTATTTGTGGGAGTGCTCGTTGACGCTCTTGTGTTCCAAGTGTTAATCCAGCATATTCTTTGATATTCTCTTCATTGGTCATATCTCGAATCATTTGACCTGATCTACTACCTAATCCAATGCCATCTTTATATGCACCAAATTGCACACCATATATTTGTTGTCTTACATCAGCAGGTATTGCAGTAGTTTGTTGAATTAAACCTCTAATTGATTGCTCTGCTGTTACTGCTGTACTAGATTTTTCTAAATCTTTATTAATTCGAGCAGCTAAAACTGCAATATCAGAACCGCTAGATACTGCACTATTAATACCGCTAGTTACTCCACCAAATATCATGCCAGCTTTACCCATTTTAGCGCCACCTACTACACCGCTAGTCACATCATTTAAAAGTTTACCACCAGCTCCAACTATCTTACCGGTTACTTGTCCTTTAGCATGCTTTTGAGCGCTTGCACCTAATTGATCTGTAAATGCTTTTATGAAATCTTGACCTTGCATTTGCTCAGTCATTGCTGACATGTCACCACTAATAGCGCGATCAACTCGTCTATACTGTTCAACGCCCATTTTTGCAAATTGTGCTCGTCGTTGAGTTTGTTCTATATTTTGATCTACATTAATTGCTCTAGAGGCACCAGCAATTGTTTCTATTGTACGACCTACTGTCTGCAATCCTATTCCAGCATATTGCAGCATATTTAATTTATTAAAACCAGATTCACTTCCGCTCTGCTTGTTTATGGCGTCCATGGTATCGCCAAGCTCTTTAAGTCGATTAATATACTTATCGTGCATTCTATTAATTAAATCTAAATTACCTAATTGTTTTTTTTCTGCACGTAATCTAACTTTTTCTATTTTCTCTAAATTTTGCAATGTAGATGTGTAATCTTTTTTAACGGTATCAATATTACCTAATTTACCACTCTGTACTTGTTGTTTTAGTTGATCTTTACCTAAACGAGTGCGTGCTGTATTAATAGCTTGTTCTGCTACAATGGTACGACCACGTGGATCTAATCTTAATCGTCGCTGTTCTTTAATCACTGCTTTGTCAATACCTTGCTCACGTTCTAACAGCATCATTTTCTTTTCTAAGTTTTCAAGTTGACTTATAGTTTTTTCAGGTGCTTGTTGACTAGTGGTGGTACTTCGTATTTGTTGATGCACTTCACTTAATTGTCTTTCCCTACTAGCCATTCTTTTATGGATATCAGTCGTAGAAGTATTAACATGCTGTCTAGCACTAATAAAAGTAGATGGCTCATTAGATAAACTAGTGATACGCTGCTCTGATTTACTACGTTGTGCTTGTGTTCGAATTAATCCGCCATATTTAATTCTATGAGCATCTTGCTCTCTTCGAGCTACACCATAATCTTTAACAATGTCAGCTAATTCAGATCCCTTCTCTCTAATTTCAGCTTCTGATAAATTTTCATCACGAAGTTCTGCCTCTAACTCGGCTTGTCGTCCTCTAGAAAAATCAACCCATTCCATCGTGTGTTCTTGCTGCTCTTTCCAGCGTTGTAACCGATCAGCTACTTCACTTGGTTTTTGCCAAGTGTTTGCAACTGGTCGATCTGATTGATTGACTTTCTTTTTCTTTGCCATTATTTTTCCTATTCATTGAAATCTAAGTTAAGATCTTCTCCAAAATCAACACCATGTTCTTGTTTGGCTTTTTCAATCTCTTGTTCCATCCATTCTTGGTTAGCTTTTTTCTCTTCAGCTTCTTTCTCTTCAGCTAACTGCTGTTCATACTCTTCGCGTTCCTTGCGCTCTTCTTCTTCTGCCCAAGCCATGTTATCTTGTATCCTTCTATCTTCTATTTTATCAGATTCTTCCTCAGCTGCTTCTTCTATAGCTTTTAGTCGTTCTATTTTATCATGATATTCATATACTAACTCTTCTAACGTATATGACTGCAATAAAGGATCCTTCAATGGGCGGTTATAATGCTTAGACCACCAACTCTTAAGAAACAATAGGAGATTATCTTCAGAATCTAGGTCTGAAGATACATTGGATTTAACCAATTCATGAATAAGTTCGATATTGGAGAGTTGACTAAATTTTAAGTCTAACTCTCCTTCTGGGGGTTTCCCTGAGTTTTCTCCGCTTTTGCTTGAGTTTTATTTCGTAGTTCTTCACGCCATAAATTGCCCTGCTCAACTACTTTATCGTATAGCGCAATAATCACATCTTCATCATCTAAATTAAAACCACCTAAGCTTTGTTCCCACCATGTTGGTGCTTTAATAATATGCACCCTAAGAGTAGCAATAATATGACATAGAGATTCTAACATGTTAGTTGGATTTTTAGTATCAGCAGCTAATATTGTCTTTTCTAATTCTAAATCTCGTTTTTCCATGATATTTAGGATACTCTTAACAGTGAATTCGCCATCATATGTGATACCAGTTTCACTGCCGGTGTGATTAAAAGTAAATGTTCGTTCTTTTTTTGGTAAATCCATATAGTGTCTCCTACGGTAATAATACTTTAGACTATTATACTTAGATATCACCTATTAAGAGGATGGATTTTAAAATACTGAGAAATCTGTTGCTTTAGTTACTGCTTCGTCATAATCAAGAGGTCTTTTTGGCTCTAATTCATCTTTCCAACCAATAGCTCGCCATTGTAGAGTTACATTACCTATTTGTTCTGCACGTAAATCTTCCGCTCTAGAGACGATCATTGCCTTATTAGTAAAAAACAATAAGTTATCAGATTGCGAATCTCTCACTTCAATGGTGATATATTTTTGTTGTAAAAAACTTAAAATATGTGATTGATGACCAGATTTAGATGGACCTTCACCAGGGATATGGAACTCACCAAGAGTGCCTGTTACAGTTACATGTTTTGGTGCTAATTCATGAGGAACATAGTTATCAATAGTTCGTATTTCAGTAACTGAAGTGCTTATGTTCCAAGACACATTAAAAGCAAAACCAACTAACTTATTATTGATTTTAAGCTTAACGCGTGCACCAGAGGCATATTTAGCAATAGGTACAGCAGATAAAATACCAGTAACATTACCTAGTAAATTTCTACCCACAGTATCAACAGCCCCACCAAAAGTGGCACCTTCATCTAATTTATTATGATTTTTAGATTTTTCAGCCATATTTCACCTATGCGAATTGTTGCCCTATTCCAGATGCATCTGCTATAAAAGTATCTTCATCTATATAAATTGCAGTAAAAGCAAATGTTTCTTGAGCTGCACTTTTTTTTGATATAGAGAAATCAGCTTGAGTAATTCTAGCATTACGAATTTTAGCTGCACCTCTAAAATTACCATCACCTACATCTTGAAATACTTCTATTACAAAACCGGATGCTTTATGTAATTCTTTAGGTGTTAAACTATCATAAGCTCTAGCATCGAAGCCATTCTTAAAATCAAATCCACCTAACCATTTTTTAAAAGTACTATCTTCTTTAGACCATGAACCAACACCATTACCACGTGCACTTACTCCATCGGGGGCAACCTGCTCACCACCAATATCATATACTGCATCAGCTACATATTTTATAATAGTGAAAGTCCCACTAACTTTGTAGGCTGTGGGTTCTATACTAGTTGCCTCATACATCCCCAGTACATGTGGAGTTGCATGAGTAACTTGTACAGAATATGATAAATTAGTGCAAAATGCTAAGGTTACTCCGTTAACCTTAATTTTTGCATTTGCACCAGTTAAGAAAAATGGTTTCCTTCCAGCCACAGTTTACCTTATATTATGAGAGATCTTGATCGCCTGAACCTGATACATTAAAACTATCATCGTCTGCTAAGATAGCATTAAAAGCATATTGTTCTACTAGAACGCCACGTTTGTTAATTGCTCCACCTTTTCTAGTGAAACGACAATTAAATAATCTAATAACAGCATCAACATCTGCACCATCAGTTTTTTGAAAAATTTCTAGATCCCAGGTTTGAGAAGCTAATAGAGCTCCAGGATTGAAGTGCTTTGCTGCTCCTCCATCCTCTTCATGAATATCCCAATTACCAATTCCGTTTCCTTCAGCATTGGTTTTATCCATGTTAACAGCTGCTTTTGTATATCGGATAACACTTAATGTTCCATCAACAAAATAAGCAACGGGTTCATTAGATACAACTTCATAACGCCCCATAGTTTCAATAGGGATAGTAGTTACAGTTACACTGTAAGATGCATCTTGCGCATATGCAAGAGTTCTATTCCCAACTTTAATTTTTGCATTTGCACCCGTGACGAATGCAGGTTTAATTCCGGCCATTTCTACCTCTTTGTGGTTTGGTTCCACTTACCTATAATTTTTAAAGTAAGTAAACAGTTATTACTTTCATTTAATTGTATCATGAACTCAGTTAAAAAAAGAAACCCCATTCATAAGAATAGGGCTTTTAACTTCATAGATTTTTGATCAACTTATTCTTCGTCTTTCTGGTCTTTTTTCTTTTTCTTATCATCTTCTTCTTTACCAAACATTCCATCAATTGCTGCATCCATTCCATCTTGTGGAGTAGAACCAGATCCTTCAATTCCAGCTGTAATAGCATCACCAAGACTACCTTTTGAAAGTGCTGTAGCAGTGTCGTCCATTTCACCCCAGTTCTTTAATAGTAATGCTGATTCTCTATGTCCAGCATCATTAAGCGCTTTGATTAGATCATCTTTGCTCATTTCAGCTACTTCATCATTTTTTTCTAATGATTGATCTTTAAGATCTTTAATTACTTGTACTATTGCTTTAAACTCAGAAATTTGCTCTTCAGTTAATTCTTCGCTTTTCTTTAGTTCAATGATAGTTTCTTTAAATTTCTGAATATCATCTATTATCTTCTTCATAACAACTCCTAAAAATTAAATATTGCTTTTCAGTATTAGGTGTATCTCTACCAGGGCCATATACAGAATGAAAGCGATTATGACAATCTATACATAGGCATACTAAATTACTCAATTCATATACCTGTGTAGGAAAGAACTTCTTGTTATTCATGTGATGTGCATTAAGAGTGATCCCTCGTTTTTTACAAGTATCGCATGAATAATTCGCTTCTTCAAAACATATTTTTCGCATTTTCTCTAGTCTATGGTAATCATAATCATAAACTCTAGGTACATAATCTGCAATTGATATGTCATTTTTTTCACAGTAATAATAACGAGTTGAGCAAGAAATAGAACAGAAAAGATTCTTACCTTCTACCATGCTAGAGTACTTATTTACTTCTTTTTCACAAAAAGCACAATTATAAGTAGTTTTACCGCCTATCCATTGACTATTATTAGAGCCAATAGTAAACTTTTTATAGCATTCATTATTACAAAAGTTATTATACTGTTTTTCACCCTTATTGATATGCGTTTTCTTGCCACAAGTCTTACAATATTTAGGAGCTCGGCCATTATGTAATAGTAAGTCTTCTTTATATTGTATCTTTTTTATGTCAGCATGGGCTTTCTTATAATGCGATGACATCATAACATTGAGTTTAGTTTCCAACTGACATATATGGCATTGATAGTTCATATCTTATACAACCTATTCAAAATAGAAAGGGGAAATATATCCCCTTCTATTTTAAAACCAATTATGCCTCACTAACTTTTCTTGATAATGTGATATCAGCGAGAACGAAATCAATACCTTCAACAAGTTTTACTATTACAGAAATATTGATTGTAGTTCCTACGATACTCACAACCAACGATTTAAACCCATTAGGAGCATCGTCTGATGTTACTGTTATACCTTGAGCTAAGTAGTTAGCTAAGATTGACTCTGCGGTTGATCTAACTTCAGCAGCACTAGCTGTGTTCTTAGTTCCAACATAGATCTTTTCCATTTGATCTCTAAAGTCATATGCTAAAACATCAGCCGCATAGATGATGTTACCTCTATTCCATACCCAGTTTCCGTCTTTACCGTAAGTTGTATTATCAACAACTACTTTAAATCCACCAGATTGAGGATTTTCAAGGAATGTTAACCCTTGTTGAATTGCTTGCTCAAATTGAGTACGTGGATTAAAATCAACTACAATATCTTCTTCAGCTGTTCTCATTGGTTGAGAAGTATGTCTAATTCCAGCAACATTCATATACTTATTAGTTAATGGTGTTCCAATTGGTGAACCACCTCTTGCTCCAGCAAGATTACAGGCTAGCGCCCATGGCTGATACCATTTAATGTTTCCTTGCGAGTCAACATTTTTAGTATCTTGTATAGTTAATTGAACACGTCCAAAAGCTAAATCATTAGAAACATCTAAAGAAGAATCTCCGCTAGTATAGCCAGTAGAAGTCGTAGAATAAAATCCCTTAAATGATAAATATCCTTGTCGCTCTGAACGACTCTTGGTTGTAGCTGTTTTACTTAGATGAGATTTAACACCTTGATGTATAGCTGCAATACTATATGATGAATTAACATCAGTTAGACCATCAGCAATATCATCAGTAGCATCTCTAGAAAATAGAGGTACTATAGCATTCAATCGGATTCCTTCAAATTCTAGTAATCCATTGGTTATATCAGCACCACTAGTTGCACCAGTACTACCAACAACTGAGTTTAAGAACGTTTCAGCTTGAACTTCAGGAAGACCAATAAGAGTTGGACTTAATGATACTTCATCATGAGAAATTATAGATGATTCAATAGTAAAATCAACAAATTCAGAGTAATCTTTCTTAATTCGCAATGGCTTATTATCAATTGTATGCGCTGAAACAGCTGACACAGGATCTAAACTACTTGCAGACATCTGATTATAAAGACTTGATGATAATGCAAAAGACCAATCAGCTTTCACATTCAAATCATTGACTAATTCAATTAAAGTTGAATATGTGCTGATTTTATAATCACTATTTACTGCGTCTTCACTTAATCTAAAGAGATCATTTTCATGATCAATTGTAACGGTTGCAGAAGTAGCAGAACCAGTATAACCACCGGTTAACACAACGTTTCCACCAATAACATCTTCTTCAGCGAGTAATAGTTGCCTTTGTTCCAACATTAAATTAGCAGCTGATTCAACGCTAGAGAATGAAATACCCTTTACTAACCCCAATACAGCTAAATCACCAACATTTAATTCTGCTAATTCAAGGCTTTTTCCATAACCATTTTGATGAGCTGTTAAATCACTATCAACTGTAAGAACTAAAAAGTCATTAGTATTAAAAGATGCAACCGCGCCAGTTAATTGGCCGTTGATTTCAGCTAATAATTTAGCTTGACTATCATGGTCACTTTCAAGGCCTGAAAGAGTAATTACCTGTTGTGCAGAACCACTAATGTAAATACCAAAAGTTAAATTATTATATGGAGTTCCATCACCTGGATCAAGATCTGCACCGTCAACATTTAGCACTACGATAAAAGCACCAGCTGCAGTTTCATCTGCATTATGGACTGAAGCGTCTGCACAAGCACCCGCGTTATCTTGTGTGAAAATAATATCAACGCCACCAGCTGGGTCAGTAACACTAACACCTGTAATAGAGCTATTAACTGCTGCAAATATTTTCGCAGCAACTTCAATAGCTGTATCAGTACTTAAGATACTAACTTGAATGGCACTAGAAGCTGCAAGATGTGCAGCACCTGTTGGAGCTGTACCGTTAGCATCTATATCAAGCCATACAGAGTAATCTAATCCTGCTTGATTCTTGATAATGAAATGATCAGCTTGAGTATGTATAGCACCAGAAGCGCATGTGATTTGCTCTATTTGAGCAACTGCTGGAACAGCTGTAAAAACTATTGGAGATGTCCCAATAACTTCAGGAGCAACTTCAGCTACATGGTCACAAGAATAAACTATTCTATTACCTTGCTCACCGTAAACTAACGCTGTTAATGTTCCATAACTATTTGCTAAATTTAAAGCTGCACGTGTAGATGCATTTGTCTTATAGATATAGACAGCTTGAGCACCTGATGGAATTGCACCATCACTTGCAGGAGCAAATAGGAAGTTACATGCATCAACTATGTTACCTGATCCATATTTTTCAATGATTTCAGGCACTTGTGATGCTGTAAAAAAATTCTGTGAAATATCTACTTCTAAAGAACCTGGTGTTCCACGTGTAGATTCGCCCAATATACCAATAAGACCAGTAGGACCAAGTGGAAAAGCTCCACCAAGATCAATGTTTATCTTAGAATACGCCCCTGGTTTGTATATTGTGGCTCCGTTAAAGCTTACATTGATTGCCATATTGCTCTCCTTTAATGCCGTTTACCACTAATTATTTATAAAATATCTAATATAATATTATAACATGATAGCTCAGTTAGAGCTTAATGCCATATTTTATCAACATGTTATCATATGTTGCTACCAACTCTTTTTTCGATAGACCAACTGATTTAAAGTACGACCATATAATTTCTTTAATGTGGTGTGCTGGAATCTTTTCCTTTCGAATATGAAACCAACTATCAAAACTAACTAATTCAGCGGGTTTTGCTACAACCTTTCTATTCTTCTTTTCCATAGCTTTGATGTTATCTTTCAAAGAAGGTGCTTTCTTATCTCTTCGTTTAGCCATAATTTACTCCTGTATTTTTCTATCGGGGATTATTGATGGTACTAGTTCTTCATTTTCTACATCGTCAATTTTATTATTTTGTATATCAATATTCATATTATCAATCTCATAATAATCATCACCATCAGCAAGGCGATTTTGAACTGTACATCTAAATCTAATCCATCGGCTCCAAATATTTTCAGCCATATATTGACTATCTTTATTGTAATCTGAAGCACTAAAGGTTGTTAACTGTAAACCTAATTCTCTCATTAATGGTTTTTCTCTATATAGTACGTAATTCAATATATAATACATCCACAGCACATGATCCTTAGATTGCGTTGCATGTACTCCAACATCTAACATAACAGTCATAGGGTTAACTAACTCATCGCTGTATTCCTCAGGTCCTAAGTAATCTCCAATAGATGCTTTACTTTCATCATCTGCTTCAGAGGCTAAGTGTATACTGTAACAAGGTATTTTATCTGGATCAAAAGAAAAAGCTTGCATTATAGGTAATTTAGTCGCAGTAAACCATGTCCACATATCGTCAACGTAGCTTTCACCATAATGAGGATCTAAAATATCGCAAGTATACTGCGAGAATATATTTCTAAAATTCGCTTCATTGCGTTTTAATTTTCCGATACCGTTTGCAATGGCTCGTTGAAGTGCGACTTCAGCTATTATAAAACCCATATTAATCCCTATATTTATCAATAACTTGCTGTATTATATTATCAATTTCTGCTTCTAACCGGGCATTCATATCTGCTAATACTGGCCCCATATTTCCTTCTTTACCTGGATGAATCCACTTAGTACTAGCATCTTGTTTACTGGTTGCCATTCTAAAGTCAGTTGGAGCGCCACCGCTATATCGCTCATCTTTCTTACTTGCTTTATTTCTACTTCCACGTTTTAAATTGGAATTCATCTTCTTCATTGCATTGATACTAGAAACTTTTGTTTTTTGCTTCATTGGTATCTTCTTATATAGTGTACCGTCTTTTGCGACCTTAGCGTTCTTTAATAATTTTGGTAACATAGGAAATGGCGGAACGGTGAAATCAGTTTTACCAGAAGTAGTTCCAATATTAAATCCTGAGCCTATTTGTATTTCAGTTACCTGCTCAACAAAGTTATCTAACCCTTTTGCATCACCTATTTCTTTTGCTTCTTCTTTATACTTATCTAATAAACTAGTAATCTCTAATTCTAATTCTGCTCGAGCTTTAGATGATATAATGCGTATTTCTTCTTCAGGGATTTGCTTAATCCGCATATATCCTTCTAATCTTTGTATTTCCATATATAGATCAAGCATTACTACTTCTTTATTACGCGAGCTCTCATGTCATTAAGAAAGTTACCTTTGTCATGATTATTCCACTCTTCGCCAAATACTATCTTAATTCTTCCATTGGGTTCGATAGTAATTTGTGGTTTAGGTAAGTAAAAGTATTCGTTATTGTAGACTTTATCAGGATTAACTGGAGAGGCTGAATACGCTTCAACAGTTTTCGGTCCTTGATTCATTGAATCAACTTTTGATTGTAATTCTCGTAGTTTAGCTTCAATGGTATTAATCTCATTACTAGCCATATCACATAGTTTATTATGTTGTTCAGCCATATCGTGGTTAAGTTTCTCTATTTTATCAAATAGAGTCATTAATCTAGCTTCTACTTGCTGGATATCTACAGCGTTACCGCTACGAATTTCAACACGCATGGTTTCCATTTCGTCATATATATTAGCGAGATTGTGTCTTTTGTAGTTATCCACTAATTCATTGATACCACCAGATATAGCATCATCGGATAAATGATCATCTGTTAGCAATTCTAAATCCATATTGTCTTCTGGGAGATACCACTCAAATACACTCATTAAATCTGCGGTTAATGCAGGTAGAGATTTATGAGAAAACTGATGAACTAATTTTTGTCCATCATATACACGTCCAGAATATATATCATTTAAGTGTTTTCGAATATTTAATGTATATCCATCAATCTTTACTTCTTTAAAATCTTCATCATTCATTCCAATGACAGCATCTCTTAACATTCTAAAAGCACCATTACCCACCAATCTAAGAGCATCACCATGACTTACATCAAATACAGCGTCTCTACCATCAGGTCCTCTAAGGACATTCTTTTGTAGTTTTTCAACAGCTATTAAGTGTTTTAAAGAGCTCTTCTTTAACATATTGTGTTGAGAGTTTAGATATAGATTCAACCCTTCTTTGCAGCATCCTCTTAATCGTATTTCATCTGCTAATAAATGAGGTTCTATCCATTTCCAGTTTTTAACTTCATTAGAATTCTTAGGTTTACCTTTAAAATCAGTGCATACAAAGCACTTAGAATCATTCATTTGAGATCGCATCATTCCAAGTTCATGTAGTTCACCACAGACTATACCAGCTTCTTCTCTAGTCTCTCGATGTGCAGCTTCCATATAATCTTCACCTGGATCAACGTGTCCACCAGGAGTGGTGAGTTGACCAGATTCAGTGCATTCGCCTACTAAAATTCGTCCCTTATTATCTAATACAATAACTCCGGCACCTTGTCCACGGTAAAATTGTTCAAAAGCTTTTTTGATTTTCTTTTTCTTTTTCTTGTCGCTCCAAGTACCGCCTTTACCTGGTCCAGCTTTACCTTTATCTTCTTCAACACCTTTACCGGGTTTGCTGTATTTGCCAGCAATAGAGGCTGGTGGTCCACTATCACCACGAGCGGTTTTATTTTTATTCCCCTCATGGAGAATCGCCATCATCATGCGCCATTGCCTTTTACTTGTTGCCTGCGGCATAGGTATCTCCTAGATATTTAGTTCTTTTAAGTATATTGTATCATTAATTACTACTCAGAGTATTTATTACCTTTCTTTAAATTATCTTTAGCCCATAATGGCTGTAAGTTATTTAAATCCCAGCTCTTTTTAAAATCTTTATCTGCAATAGACTTATAATTAAATAAGCTGTCTGGCTTGATGTGATCTATATGCCAGCCGTGTAAGCCATAGTTATCCCAGGACATACCGTCGTGGAACTGAGATTCTAAGTGCTCTTTTAAGTCAATAATAGAGTAACCTAAGATTTCACTAGTACGCTGATTGTCTTTAGATATTTTTCTACTCTTTAATTTTTGATTTATCAAAGTTTTAATATTGTGTTTTAATTTTCTTTGCATTGGCGTGTTATGAGTGATATATGTACGCCATGAATTATGTTCTACTTTTTGGCGAATTACTCTTTCTTTACGATTTAAAGCTGATATCTTCATTTTTCTTTTTGTACTTTCCTTAAGTGTCTTTCCTTTAAGATACTTTTCAGCTATATTTTGATTTGCACACATAATACATAGTTTATTTGCTTTATTTTTATCTTTATATCCACGATCAGCGTTACATTGATTACATGTTGCTCTATATCTTGGTATTTTTCTACCAGATTTTAAAACAACATATTTCTTATCATCTAAGTCAATCACTACTCTTCCTTCTGCAATAAGAAGTCTCGCTTGACAAGTACTTGTTGCGGTAATCGTCTAGCTGTTTTTTGACCGGTAGCTATATCGTAATCCTGTGTTACTCTCATCTCGTGAAGAACATTTTGTACAGTATACACAGGATTAGCATTGTATACTATCGAAAACACTTGACCTAAATCATTCGCTGAATCATAATAAGGCTTAATTAACCAATGAATTCCACCATCTACTATTTCATAATCAGTGCCTAATTGATATTCAGTTAATACACCATTTACAACTGCAGTTATGTATTCAATATTAACTATTGGATATCTTAATTTTTGAATATCATTAGTAGTTGGTTCATACTTTAATAAATCATATAGTCGAACTTCAAAATCTGGACAATAGAATTGATCAAAAGTGTTGAAATCCGCTTGTAATCCATTTGGGTATTCTGCTGGAAAAGTGATAACTGCTGTACCTAACTCCCAAACACCTTGCACTTCAAACATTTTCTCTAATGAATTAGAAGTAAAAACTCCCCATACTTCTCGTTCATCAGTTGTTCCGGGAAAAGTCTCTTTATATAGCATCTGTGAATTATCACATAACTGACAATTTGGCGCATGATTATTCTCATCTAACCCCTTCATATTGGGGCAAGGCATTGCAACTCTATGTATAAAGCGTATCCCACGATTCTGAATTAATTCGTCCCATGATGCTGCTTTAATGCTGGGATCAGGTAGTATCCCTGGCATGGGAGATGGGGTTGATCTAGTTGATTTTGGATACTGTTTATTTGGTTTTTTCACATTTGCTCCTATTCTTATATATTATACCAAAATCTAACCTATAGGATTTATTACTAAGATCATTATATAAATCGGTATAATATTGATATAATATTAATCATATAAAGGCGTTAAATGAAAAATCCACCATCTAAAAAAGACATACTTAAAAGTATTATAGATAATGATGGCGATTGTGGCAATATACGTGATGAATACGAACGAGCATATCATAAAGATTTATGTCCTTTTGACACTTTTAAAAAACGAGATCAGTATAATTATCTTGGTTGCTATGAGGCAGTATTAAGCAATAGACGATTAACCTGGCAAGAAGCACATCAAGAATATAAAAAGATAGCAATACAATTATTAATGGATATACTCTTAGAAGAAGAGATTTTTGGATGTGAAATTGAAAAAACAAAAAACGACTCAGATGAATAAACAGCAGTTTATTAAAACATTAGAGCAGATAGTAGAGCAGAATGGAGATTGTCTTCATCATTCGTTGTGTGAGAAATGCCCTTTTAAAAGTAAGTGTCTACCTACATTTATTAAATCAACAGGGACGATGACAAAGACTGAACGATTTTCATTAGCATTAAATACATTAACTAATGAAGTACTACTGGAGACATACGATGACGACCACGACGATTTCTTTTCAAACAGAAACCGGTGTTAATCTACATTGTGAAATAACATATGATGATAAAGAAGATAATCCAACGGATATGAAGTATAAAATACAGTTATTATCTTTATTTTGTAAGCTATGCACAAAAGAACTATATCAAGAATATAATGCCTTATATGGGGTTAATAATGAAGCAACCATGTAATAAATTAACGTTTACCAACAATATGTGGAAGTACTTTACATTATTGAGTCTTTTAAAGACCTTTGAATTGTTAAGAATCACTAACAGAAATATAGTTCTACATTATTATAATGATAGTTATGGAGATTTCTCACATGCAAAATGGTTCGAACGATAAAATAAAATCTTTAAACCTTGGATTAACCTGGCACAGCAACTGTTGGAATGACGCTAATGAGTCTATTTTAATTATTATGGCTAAACTAGGGATTGAAGTTTATTGTGGTCCTAGTAACCCTAAAATGGGGGATGCTTACTACGATACTATAAAAGACTGTGCCTTTATATATGATGGCACTAATTGGATGGAGGCATTTTAATGAAGCAAAAACAATGGTTTGAATCACGGGGATTATTTCTTTATGTGGCATTAGAACGAATACTAATGAAATTAGGTGTCTTCGATTATGGTAATGAACCTGATTTAGAACTTGTTAAAAAATGGATTTTTAAATTTAATCATTAATACTTAATTGAGAGTAAAAAGAACAGATAAAGAGTTAATATGATAGTGAAACATATTTATAAAGTCGGTGCTTATTTATCATTTGAGTTCATACTGTATAAATTACGCATTATTAAAACACATAGCATTACAAGCTTACGACATGTGGCAAAATGGACTGAAAAACATGCAAACATAGATCAAAATAAAGGTTAACACAATGTTAAAAGACGTTTATAAAATAGGTATTTATTTCTTTTTTGAAGATATATTACATAAATTAGGCATTATTACAGTACATGAAATTGCAGAGTATCAAGAAGTAGTAAAATGGGTTGAAAAATGTACAAATAATGAATTTAAAAGATATCGACATGACATCAAACGGTTTTCCTAAAATGGGTAGTTACTTCTTACTAGAAGCCGTGTTGCGTAAACTTGATATTGTACAGTACCACACAGCTCCAGATTTACATCTTGTGATACGGTGGGGTAATAAATACGCAGACAGATATATAGAAGAGGCGACTGATAATGGGAGTTAATATGGTGACTGCTCATAATACATATGATTACTATGAGGAAGATTCAGGTGCACATGTATATGTAGAGGAAATACTCCTTTATCCAGGTAGCGAAGATTGGAACTGGCATCGACATAGATTCAATTTGATACAACTTTTTAGTAAGTTGGATATTGTGCATTTTGAAGAAGCATTACCACTCTGCACTCATACGGTGTTTAATGGGAACTGTGTTGAGATGGCATATGCTACTTGGGATGCTCGTTACAATATAACAGTATCATTACCACATAACGATGGCATCCAACGCATTACTGCTTATCCTGGTAAAGTCGTTGTCACAGAGTTATAAACCTCCGGCGCCGGAAAAAGCCCCGTTTCGAAAAAGGCCCTAAATAATGTCAATACGCGATAACATAAGCGAATACAGCATATTCATAGATAGATGGGAATCATATAACAATTTCATCACTATCCTATATAAAATCAAGATCGTAAAAGCAACTGATAGAATTAATTGGATGGGTGATAAAATGGTCCATAAATACTTGGGGTACACATATGTCTAAAAAATCACAAACTCTGTTAATGGACCGTATAAACGTAACACATGATCTATTATGCACCATATATAAGCTTTTCCATCATAAGCCACCACGATACGATGTCTTGGGTGATCTAGGTATCGATCAACTACTGGCCAACAACTTTCTACAACGATTTAAACCAACTACACGGGAAGATATATGACTCCTAAATCAATCCTATATTCAACACACGTAACCTTCCGTTTTATACAGGTTCTCTGCAAGGTGATCCACAACCAACAACCGCATATCGACTGCAATACGCAAATCGGCATCACAGACGCACAAATAATCAACTTTCTTAACGTCTACGCAACAACCCACACTACTAAATCATAAAAAACATAGAATCTTGCGCGTGCAATGCTGATCTATAAGCAGACTACCCATCCGGGACGGATGATGAAATGCTTTGTAACCAGCAAGAAACGCGCAGGTCTTCACCCTTAAAGATCCCAAGCCCCAAATCTAGAGAACTCAGGATGGCACTTCATGGAAGTACCGCGTTTAGCATCGAGATATGGCCGAGTCAGCAATGATCTTGGGTGTGAAGCTGTGTAGTCCGTTGTGTGGCCGGATATTGTGTATGGGTTTATCTAGGGGTGAGGAATATAGTGAATTATATTTTATATATTTTGGGGTACATGTACCTTGGTGTTTTCACTATATAGGGGTATTGAGACATATGCTGATCTGTTGTTCTTAGAAAATAAAAGATTCGGTAGAAGAGATGGAAATGATGATTAAAGATTATTAAGGTATGGTTAGTATTGTGATTAAATCGTGATTAAGTTGTGAGCCAGATTGTTGTGGGTACGTGTACCCACCAGCAGAAAGTAAGGTTCAACCCTACCGAGGCTACCGGGCCCGTTATAGCAGACTCTGGGGTGATATAAACCGACTCGATAGTTACTTACAACAAAACAACTTAAAAACTTTGGAGGTTGATTATGGAAATTCAATTTAATCAAAAGATTTTACTTCATACAGGTAGGACTGCAACTATAGTGAAGCAAAATGGATATGAACCAGATTTTTTTGTGTGGTACATCATTGATGGAGCAAGTGGAGTATTTGCAAAGCAAAACACAACAAGACCATGTTTAAATTGGGATGATGATAAGCAGATGTGGATTGAAGAAGAACCTGAAAACTTAATGGGGGTTTAATTATAAGACCCAGTGTGCACCACGCAGCGTCGAGCTGCGTGACACTGCTACGCTGGATAGCAGACTCTATAGCTGATAGCAGACTCGATATATAACCACAACAACTAACAGGGAGTACAACATGACACCACGATACAATATGAAGACCTTCAATGACCACCGACCAACAAGACTTGAGAAGTGGCAGAAACTAGTAGAGTGTGTGATGATTGACCACTTCTATCTAACTATTAGTGTGGGAATGTGTATGATGTTTGTTGGTATGTGGTTAGAGATTTGTTTAAAGTAACAGAATCGAAGAGTGATTATCATTAACAAGGAGAATTACATGAGTGTATTAACACAGAAGCAAGCAGTATATGACTTGATTGATTTAATCAAAGTTATTGATCCTAATAAACAAGTGATGCTTACCCACATGGAAACTGAATGGATAGTAAAGAATTTAGTGATCCAGTTCAATAAAGGTATGATAAGTAACAAACCGGATGTAGATGATCTTAGTGAGTATTGTGGGAGGTTACTAGGTAATTATTTAAAGAAGGACTCGAGGTTGAATGGTGGGAGTACTTTCTATGCAGGGTTATTCAAAGAAACAGTTGATCCTACTTGTCCGTCAATGAATACCCCGATCTGTGAGTGTGGTGCTAAGCATACTGCCTTTCCTGACCACCACTCTAGTTACTGTCCTTTAAATAAGGGGAAATAATCAATGTAGTAATACTAAGTGCACTATTAGTTAGCTTTGTCCTGTTAGTTGGGGCACCTTTCTAAAGGGGGGAGTTATGGAAAGCAGACAAGACCTGATAGAAGCAATGGAACGGATAGAAGAGTTATTGCGGGAATTGGATGAAGACAAAGGGGAAACAGAAGAGTAAGTAGGTGATCGGCAGCAACAGCTGCTGACACTGCTACGCTGGATAGCAGACTCGATAGCTACTTATATAAATAACAAGGAGGAATTATGGATGAGGATCTTATGAAGAAATTAGCCCTTGAAGAGTTAGATGCATATCTAGAGAACTATAAGGGTGGTCTGTGTGAATGTGGAGCTAAACACACATCTAATCACCACTATCATAGTGATTGGTGTCCAGCAAATGAAGACACTTGGGATGAGAACGAGAGTGTATTTTAAAACAAAAGTGTTAAGTCGGTAGTCCTAACTACCGGCTGACACTGCT